TGTAAAAGAGGAAGCTGTAAAAGAGTCAGCGAATGAAGAGGTAACACCAGTAAGAACAGTTCAGACAGAGGAACTTGTTTTAGCGAAGATGTTCCCTAAGGAGATAGAAGTTGAGGGAGAGACCTATAAGGTAGCAACTAATATAAACACTATGGAAGCTTTAAAGAAAGCCTATGAAAAAGGTGCTGAAGTAGTGATAGCAGTCTACTGGACAGAACGACACCTCAAACAATTCCAGTATGGAATTCCTGAGATACACCAAGACGTTACAAAGTTCAAGGATGACCTTGACTTGGCACAGACTGTATATCTTGCGGATGATGGTAAAGTGCTGTATGCAGTATCGGTGTACACTGATAATTGTTACACCATACTTGGTAGTGAGATACCACAGTACGAGGGATTGAGATTCTTCAACGGTGCAGAGTATCAAATCTACATTAAGTAATCAGGTTGTTTAGCATTGATAGAGAGTGCCACCTCCAGTAGGTGGTACTTTCCAATGAGTGTTAAACTCAAATTTAATAATAAGAGGTGTTAGTTATGAGTATTAGACCATTTTGGATATCAGCAGATATCAAGGGAAGAAAGTCACAGTTATCAGGAGGTACATCTGATAAGAACGGGTGGAATGTAGTTTATCTGTCTCAAAGAGACAAAGGTGAGATTACAAATCCCTACAAGGTTAAGCAGTTTACTGAGGAAGACGAGAATGGTGTTCTTAAGTGTTATACTCAAATCTATTACATGGATGAATTTATTCATGAACATGTAACAGAGTACTAAGGTTGACCTTGCCCTGAAAATTAAAAAGTTTGGGGTGAGAGTGAGTTTTAGTACTCAAATAAATAATAAGAGGTGTTGTTATATGAGAATGATTTTAAGATGGGTTGACAAAGAAGAAGGTAGAACTAAGTTTGAATACTTCGGTGGTTTTGCTAGTAGCAAGGAAGAAGCCGTTGAAGAATACTCTGATTGGGCAGAATATATGTATAATTCAGGAAAAGAGTACAGGGTTGAAATGCTTATTGATAGTACAGACCTAGAAAGGTATAAGATGGAAAGGTTAACTGAAAGTCTTTATGCTCAGGAGTACATCAAAGAAGACCTTGAAAAGCTTTTTAAGAGGTTCTGTAAGGATGAAATAACACGTAAGTGTTTTGAAGAGGTTCATTCACTTTTAAGTTCAGACCTTGCAAGACATTTAGCTAGGATTGTTAATATTTACGATTATTTCTGTGATATAGAATATGAAGATGGTCTTAACAATTTTCAAAGAGGAAAGTTAAAAGAACTAGGTGTAATCAAGTCTTAGTGTTGAATATACACATCACTACAACAAGTGGTGTGTATGATTGAATACTAAGGTATTCAAAACTAATGATAAGAGGTGTTGTTTAAATGAGAGTTGTAGTAAGATATTCAACAGGGTTAGATAATGAGTATCACTGGTATTACTGTAATTCCACAGAAGCTTTTAGACAGTGGAAAGAGTATATGGAAAAAGTTGTATATCAATTCCGTACACTTGTTTTGAAATGTGGCGGTGAAGAAGTTGATTTTAAGAGAGAACAACTATACGAATGTATATGTAGGATACTCTACAGGAAATCAGATATTAGTGAAATCACTACTGGATATGCTAAGGGTGATACAACACTGATGTTATTAACTGACCAACTTAAAAAGTATCACTTGGAGATAGCCGAGTATTCCGCCAAAGCTTTGAGAATACAAAAAAGCGTGGGGAAAGAATTATTTACGGATAGTGCTTTTGATACTAATTTAAAGTTTCTACTAAGAGACTTAGGACTACTTATTTAGTGTTGACATTGCACATCACTTAGGTGATGTGTGATAGTGAGTACTAAAAGTATTCAAGTAATAATAAAAGAGGTGTTGTTATGAAGTTGAAGGTTACAAAAAAGTTATCGGCGGTAAGAGATTCTGTAGAGAAAAAGCAGGAAGTTAAAAAGCCTGAGAAGAAAGAAAAGCAGGATAAGTTTGTAGATGAATATAAACCAATGTTTCCGCCAATAAGATTTCTCTCTAGGGAATTCTTAAACTCAAAAGGTGATACAGTAAAGCAGTATTTAGAATTGACGGTAAAAAGATTTGATGATGATTATGCATTACCATTTCTATGGATAACAATGTATCAAGAGAGTCCTTTTTATACAGGTTATCTTAAAGGTAAGACTGTTTATCTCCCACTGGATAATTTCAATGACCTGTTCAGTAACTTGGACAATCTTAAAAAGATTGCCGAGGAAAAGGAACTATTTGGTATGTATGACTAAAACGTGAAATAACAAAAAGTGTATCATTAGGTAATGGTATAGAAAAGAGGTGATTTTCCAATTAAGGAATTTTCACCTCTTTTATTTTTTTGCCTTTTTAGGAAAGGTGTTAAACACTGCTTATAGAGGTGTTTAGGTGCTATATAGGTGCTTATATAGTACTATATAGGTAAAGGTGTATATATAGGGATTACTAAAAGCCGAATTTCCGCATAAAGATTGGCTTAGAAACGTATAAATATTATATGTAAAACTTTTTGAATGAACTTTCAAATTGTGATTGCCGAACTCATACCACTATATGTAGTGTTATACATAAGCCTATATAGTACTATATGATGTGATAAAGTACCGAATGAAAGCATAATCTATTTATAAAAAATTTATGAAAAATATTTTCATTTATAATTATGCATACTAAATGAATAAATATACATACTGTATAAGGTGTGGGTGAATCATTAAGAAGGTGACCCCACCCTTAAACGAAAATTTTGGGAGTGAATACAGTCACCTAGCACCACAGAATTGGAGAGTAAATTTTACATTAGGAGAACGTATCGCCGAACCCAACCGACAGGTGCTAAACACTGCTATACAAGTGGTTTACAGCGATTAGGTGTGAAAATCGTGGTTAGAAAAATCACAGGAATAAATTTTAGTGTTATGGAGTAAGGTGTAGTGTGTGTATCACTACAGTAATACAGCGTGTTATTATCGTAAAATCAAGCACGGTTAAAACACCTCCAAACACTGGTATACAAAGTGTTTAGAGACATTTAGAGAGAGGTCGTTGAAATGCGAAGCGAAGCGGAGCATTTCCACCGAGCGAAGCGAGGTTTACAAATCGACAGATTTGTTGTAGAGGACAATTTAATTGTGTACAATTTCATAACTAAAACCTTAGATTATATGTAGTATAGGCTAAGGTTTTAGTTTAGATATATAGTATATATATATAATATAAATTATATTAGATTATTAAATAATTAGATAACTAATAGTTAAATATATAGCTATTACGGATGTAATACATAATCGCGTGCGTGCGAAGATAAGGGAGTGAAAATTTGGGTTGAGAGTTTAATGATTTGACAGGGAGTTTTAAAAGTGCTATGCTTTTGAAAGTGATGTGAGAGACTTTGAGGGAAAGAAAAATGGGTTGAAAATTTAATGTTTGACAAATGATTTTTAGTATGCTATACTGCATTTGCTTTCAGAGATAGAAAGCACCTGTGACATGGTTTGAAAAACATTTAGGTTTACAGTTAAGGCTGATTTTTATAATGTTTTTCATTGGTTAACTCTTTTTGTCTTTGGCTTATTTGCTACAAAGTACCTACAAAGTCAGCGGTACAAATTTGATTTTGTAGGTACAAGCCTTAAAGAGTTTCAGGATTTTAAAATTGTTTGCAGAAACTTGGTGATAGTTTCCCATTTGAAAAATTTTCTCCATCGTTTGATTTTATTGGTAACGCTTGATTTTATAAAACAGGTTTCTGCAAGTTTAAAAATAAAAAAGCTGAGTTGCGTAGATAAGGTTTACATCAAAATAATTGTCTGTTAAACAATGTGGTTTTACCTTAAAACCTTATCGTTTTTCTCTCAGCTTAGGATACAAAGGTCAACAGTTAAGTCTCGTTGACCTTTAAACATATAGGTTGAATTTTATGGAGGTAGTTAAAGATGGCAAGCCTGAATAACAAGGTTAATTTTAACAAGTGTGAAACTGTAGAAAACCATTGCGGTGAAGAAGTGTTTAAATTAAATGCTCTTGAGACTTTGTTTAGTAAGGTGTTAGGTTCTTTCTTCGGAGAAAGCACTTTTTACGAAGAAAGAAGTGTTGGAAGTGATTTTGAGAATACTGTAAAATTGCTTTCAGAAGTGCCTGAGAAGGATATAGAGTATATTCTAAAGCTTGCAGTGTTAGGAAGACGATATGGAATGATTTCATACCCTTTGGCATTACTTACAGCCTGCTTTAATGATAAAAGATTTAAAGGGAATGTTTTCTGTGATGAAAACGGAAAAGGGAAGATAAGAAAATACTCTAAAGACATTGTACTCAGGGGCAAGGATATAACAGATGTACTTGCTATGCAGTTGGTTATGTACGGAAGAGAAAAGATACCAATGCAGTTGAGGAGAGAACTTAAAAACAGGTTAGAAAGTTTTAACGAGTACAAGATTTCTAAAGCCTTGGGAAAAGGAAAACTTGTATCAATGTCAGATGCCATAAAGATGTTACACCCAAATCCTAATAGGTCTAAGGTGAGTGCTAAGTTCTTTAAAGATGTTATAGAGGATAGAGTTAAGTTCGGAGCAGGTGTTAAGCAGATTCAAAATGAGTTATCAAGGTCTCCTAAAGATTCTTCGGATAATTTAGATGGGATTATTGAGAGCGTTGAAACAAGTTCTTTACTGGCTTTATTAAAAAATCTTTCTTCTTTGGCTAAAAGAGATGTTTTTAAGGATTTAAAAGTTGCCGAGAAGGTAGCTTCAAGATTTAAAAACAGGGAAGAAGTTTTAAGGTCTAAGATACTTCCTTTCAGGTTTTACAGTGCTTATATATGTTTAAGAGACGACACTTACAGAGACGGAGTGGATGTTGTATATGAAGCAGTTGAAGAGGCTTTAGAGAATTCTATAGAAAACTTGGAAGATATAGAAGGACACAATGCAATATTGGTAGATGTTTCAGGTTCTATGACTTACCCTGTATCGGAATACTCTAAGGTTACAGCTAAGGATATAGCACTATTGTTAGGTGCTATATGCTATAAGAAAGGTAATTCTGATTTATACGTGTTTGGAAATAGATGTAGCAAGGTTACTGCTTCAAGGAAGTCTTCTTTAATGGATATTGTTAATCTTGCAAAGTCGTTTAACGTTGGGGGTGCTTCTTACTTAAAAGAAGCTTTACAACATATAAACAAGGTGTCTAAGGGATATGACAATTTAATTATTTTATCTGACAGTGACTGTTACAACCCTGTTTACTATGGAAGACCTTTTAGTTTTTCAATGGGAGCAGACAGTTATGCTGATTCATTGTTAAATAAAGGATTCTTTAAAAGAATATACCTGAATAACCTTTTAGGTAATGATTTTTCGGCAGTGAATGTAAATAACTACAGGAAAAACCTGATAGTAGGTTTTTCTGAAAAGATAGTTACCACAATAAATATGTATGAAGAGTTGGGTTCAGGAAACAAGGATATAAGGGTCATTATTGACAGTTTGTATAATTCCTAAGGACTTGTTATAATAGTGTCTACACAGTGTAAAAGCTGTGTAGATTTTTTTATTGGAGGAAACATAGATGAATTACATCAAAAGGGGAAGAAAAGAGATAGGTGTTAAAGACTTTATTTTAAAGTTAGGTGTAGGTGCTATATTTTTATGGTGGTTGTTATAGTACCATTTCTTTTAAGTGAGGTTGAGCAGTACAAAAGGTCATACAATGATTTACATGCTTTATATGAAAAACAGGTTGAAGATTCTAATAAGGTGTTGAATAAATGGAAGAGTGATTATGAAGACCTTGAAGGTAAGTATGCTGATTTACTTGTTAAGAGCAAATCGGTGGAGTTACCCTTTTATAATTACAGTGAAGAGGAGATTCAAATATTAGCTAAGTGTGTTGAAGCAGAAGCAGGGGAAGAGAATTTTAATGCACAAGAGTATATTACAAAGGTAATATTAAACAGGGTTAAGAGCAGTCAATTCCCTAATAGTATCTCTGAGGTGATTTATCAAAGAAGAGGTAAGATACCATAGTTCTCTGTTGCTTATAATGGTATGATGAACAGGGAGGTTAAAAAGTCTACTCTTTCAAGTGTTTATAAGGTTTTAGTCAATGGAAGTGATTTACCTGATTATGTCTACTATTTTTACGATAAAAGCGTGAAAGGTAATTGGGTTAATACTTTAGAAGTGTATGATATTGTAGAGGGAACAGTGTTTGCATATAAAAAAGAAGATAGGTTAGATGATTAAGGTGTCTGTTGACACCTTTTAATAACAGTGTTAAGCTATGCTTACAACGTCAAATGAAAAGGAGAAATTATTATGATTACTGTTGTAAAACCTGAGGTGGAAAAGAAGGAAGAATTAGTGTTAGATTCCAGTATGGATACTCTAATAAGAAAGTCGGAGGAGATTAAGTCTTTAAGTCATGACTTTATATGCCCTAAGGCTAACTCAAATAACTTCAGACTTAATGAAGATTCAGGTATTACCTTTTATGATAGTGCAGGTGAATTAAGAAACTTGGACATATCAAGCTTTGCTCTAAGTCAGTTGGGAACAAAGATAGGAGTTCCTGCAAGATATTTAGAGAAGTGTATTCAGAGTGGTAGATTAGAACTCGCACAAAACAATGTAAACAGTTGGTTAGACGGATATGATAAAAACCTATTTATCAGAGAGTATGATTCAGGTATAAGAGGTATTTTATCCGACAGGTACTCTATATGTGACACACATGAGATACTGGAGGTGTTAGATAATACTGTAGATTTAGGTAAATACAGTGTTAAAGGTTCTTTCCTTAACGAAGAGAGATTTCATGCAAGGTTTATTGAAAAAGAAATGCTGAACGTGTCAGGAGAAGATTTGTTTGCAGGTCTTTTTGTAGACAGCAGTGATGTAGGAAGAAACGTGCTGACAGTTAGATTCGGAGTGTATAAGCAGGTATGTACCAATGGTCTTACTGTAACAAAGTTTGATGGAGTACTGTTTAGTCAAAAGCACATAGGTATTTCCTCTGAAGAGTTTTATAATGGTCTTGTTGCTTCTTTGGATAAGGTTGAACAGATAAAAGAACTTGTTACAGGTTCAATAAAGTATGCTCGAAAAAAGAAGGTGTTTAGTGATGATGAACTTCTTGCAGATTTTATTAGAACAAGAACAGGACTTTCTGAAGAAGGAACAAACAGAGTGATAAAAGTTATGGAAGACAAGTATGAGAGAACTCTTTGGGGAGTAGTAAACAGCTTGACCGAAGTAGCACAGATTTACACTCTTGAAAGAAGGTTGATGTTAGAAAATATTGCAGGAGAGTTATTAACAAATGGTGACCACATTAAGGTTGCGTAATAGTCCATTGGAAAGCCTACAGAGAAGATTATTTAAGGATATAGTCTCTATAGGCTTTCCTTTAGAAGAGGTTTCAGTTTATTTTAGACCTTTTAGTAAGACATTTTACGGTAGATATTTTATTGAGGATAAGAGAATATTCATCTATCCTTACAAAAACAAGAAAGGTGAGTTTTTAGAATACAGTCACATACTTGGTACATTTATACACGAGTTCTGTCACCATATGCAGTTTCAGGACCCTTCTTATAAAAGAAAAAGAGGTGTTATGCATAATGCAGATTTTTGGAGGATGTATAATAGCTATAAGGAAAAAGCTAAAAGTTTGGGAATAGAAGTAACTGATGATAGGGAGATAAGATTAAATGGAAGCTAGTGTTTCAATGATAGGTAAAATTATAGACCTGCCTTTAGAAGAGTTTAAAGTGGCTCTAAAAGAGCAGAATGTGAATTTAGGTGTTATATCTAATTTGATACTAACTCTTGAAAACAATTATTGGGAACTTAATAACAGAAAAGACGGTGTTATCAGTTTGGTAGTTGAAAAAAAGAAAACGCAGGAAGAAGTAGATGATGTTTTAAAAGGTGTTTATCAGGAATTAGCAAAGATGGAAGAGAAGATTGTGTACCTGAAAGAATTAAAGGATGATTTGTCCAAATTGGATTGTTTTGACAATCAGTAAACACCTTGTTATAATGTGTATAGTCAGTGTTTAGCACTGATAAATTAAAAATATGGAGGAACATTTTAATGAAAAAGAATGTGGAAGTTATTGAAGGTATTGAGTTAGTTATCAAAGGTCTTAACATGATAAAGACTCAACTGGAGAGTGAGCAGGAAGAAGTTGACGGTTTTGTTAATGTAGACGATACAGACCTAAAAGACGACTCAGAGTATGAAGGTGATACAGAAGAAGGTGAGTACACTATTCAGGAACTCAAAGACATGAAGTACAATGAGTTTAAGAAGTTGGCGGCACAGTTAGGTGTTAAGTGTACAGGTTCAAGAGATGAAATCCTTGACAGGATTATAGCTACAGGTGTAGTTAAAGGTGTCGAAACAGTAGACCCTGTTGATGTTGTTGAGGAAGATGAAGATGTTGAGGAAAAGCCTCAGAAGAAAAGTTCTAAACTTGGAAAGTCTAAGAAGAAGGATGAAGAAGAAGCTGATGAGCAGGATGAATTTGACAAGCAGGCAGAAAAGGCTGTTGAGAGTAATGATGTTTCAGACATTATAGAAGCTCTAGCAGATGTAGGTGTTAAAGCCACTAAAAAGAATGTGGTTGAGAAGTTAGCAGAAGCTTTAAGAGAAGGACTTATTGAACTGGAAGATGATGAAGAAGAGCAGGATGATAACGAGGAAGATTCTGCTGAGGAGTTAACACCTGATGTGTATACACCTGAGTATGACCCTAAGGGATACAATGACCCTGAGAATATGACTGAGGAGAGAAAAGAAGCTGTTGAAAAGAAGGTTTCTGATATATTGAAGCAGTACTCAAAAGGTAAGCTTACTGCTGATGAAATCGCTGACTATATAGGTGATAACATCTATGAGGATGAAGAGTTCCTTAAGGATGGATATACAGACGAAGAAGCTTTAAGACTTTACATAGAGTTGGTGAAGAGAACCATTGACAATGACGGAGAAGAGCATGAGCAGGGAGAACCATACGAAGTAGGTGAGATGGATGTATGCTGTGGTCATGAGTTGAAATACTCAAAGAAGACAAAGAAGTACATCTGCGAGCACTGTGGCACAGAGTACGAAGCTGAGTAATTTTGCTGTAAGGCGGTGTTAAAAAGACACTGCCTTTTATAATAACTATAAGGAGAATTTTATGATAATAGCTGTAAACCCAAAGAATTTTAAGGTGTTGACTGGAGAGATAGATAATAAGGTTAAGATAGAAGATATGTTGGAGAATAGTAAGTACTTTAACAGTTCTTTAGAAGCACTGAAAGAAGGTTATTTACCTGTTACAATAGGTGTGAGTATTAGAACTACCTTTACTAATAAGGTGGTGGAGTTTGAAAAAGACTGTTATGTGAAAACTGCGTTAGATGTTTTTGATGATAGGTATGATTTAGACTTATACAATCTCATTGAAAAAATAGGTAAAATAATATTCGGATGCCTTAAACACAATTTTAAGGTGGGAATGTTCATGGTAGAGCACTCTTTTCTTAACATTATCGGCTTGTATCATGAAGAAGGTTCTGACGAGGTTATCCTTTTAGCACACGTTATTATATCAGACACGGGTCTAAGTGTACTAGAGGAAAACCTTAAAGAGGGTGTGAAGTTGGTTAATATAAGAGATATGTCTTATGCTTCTAATGACAGCCCTGTTTTATTGTCAACTTTGGTGGAGGTGAATGATGAGCATACCGAAGGGATTTAGGGTAGAAGACGTGACCTTTAAAAATGCTAGAAGGCAATCAGAGATAGAAAGCGAATTAGAAGGTGAAGATTTACAGGTTGGGGATGTACAAATCCCCACCTCTTTAACACCTGAACAAGTTAAGGAGTATTTCCTACTTAAAAGTCAAAATGTGCCTGAGAAGGAATCAAGAGTTTTCTTGCAGGCTGTAAAAATGATTGATGAATTGTTGGAGACAAGAAAGAAGCTGTTTAATCTTGAATCCAAAATTGTGGAAGAAAAAGAAGATGATGGAACAATGCAGAGTGTTGAAGATTATGTATCAGGAGAAGTAAATGAGTAATCACTACATAGACATGAATATGAACAGGGAGATAAGAATAGTAGAAATGTTTCCTGCAAATCTTTGGGATTGTCCTGAAGCCTTTAGAATGTCTCATATAAGAGGTTATGAACCTATGACCGCTAAAGAGTTAGACACTGAAGAGGCACAGAATGAGAGATTTAATAGTGAAGACTATTTTATTGAGGAGAAGTTTGACGGAACAAGAGCCTTGGTATATTTCTTATCTCAGGAAGATGTTGAAGGGAATGAGGAAGGATTTTGTAGAGTATTTAGCCGAAGAATAAGTAAGAAGACTGGATTCTATGTAGAGAACACTGATTCACTACCACAGATAAGGGATACAGATGTTCCTGACTTAAAGGGCACTATTCTTGACGGAGAACTCTTTATAAATGGTTTACCTTTTAATGAAGTGTCCAGTACTTTAAACTGTCTTTGGGATAAGGCTGTTGAGAGACAGCTAGATAAAGGTTTTATTTCTTTCCATGCCTTTGACATTCTTTTTTATAAAGGTATAGACCTTAGAAATATGCCGTTAGAGAGAAGAAAGGTGTATTTAGATTTAGCCATAGAAGAAGCAGGATGTTTTTATATAGAGAAAGTTCCTTATTACACTTGCGGTGAAAAAATAACAGGAATTTCTTTATATGACGAGGTTATGAAAAGGGTTGGTATTCTATATAGGGAAGACTATTTTAAACATGTTATGACAGAAATATATCCCAATCTATTTGACTGTTGGTTTAATAATTTGGAATTAACACCTAGAGCCTTTTATGAACTTATAGTGAGCACTGGTGGTGAAGGTGTTATGTTAAAACCTAAGAACGGAAAATATTTCCATAAGAGAGGTTGGGAATACAGTAAGGTTAAGAAGTTCTTAACAAGAGAACTTATTATTATGGGATTTAATGACCCTACTAAAGAGTATAGTGGTAAGGAAATAAAAAACTGGGGATATTGGATAGAAGAGTCTACAGGTAACAGAGTAATAGGTAACTATTATGGTTTTGGCGGTTATAAAGCAGTTACTAAACACTACTATCAAGAACAGGTAGGAAACCTTCTTTTAGGTGTTTGCATAACACAAGAAGAGTATGATAAAATACCTAAGAACAAACAAAGTGAAAGGAAACAAATTGACGGAAAAGATGTGATGATGGTGTGTGAGTGTTCAGGTTTTGATGATGATACAAGGGAATACTTTACACGCAATAAAGATAGAATGATTGGGAAAGTAGTTGAGGTAAAAGCAAATGAGTTGTTTAAAGATAGTGGTAAAATGAGACACCCTAGATTTTTAAGAATAAGAAATGACAAGGAAATGGAGAGATGTGTTTGGAGAGACCACATAAATAACTGTTAAAAGATGGAGGTTAAAATGAAGTGTCCTTACTGTGGAGCAGAAGCAGTTTTAAGAAATACTAATTATATTTATAAAGACGGAAATAATGAAGATAAGGTGTATGTGTGTAGTAATTATCCTAAGTGTGATTCCTATGTAGGTTGTCACAAAGGTACTGCAATTCCGAAAGGAAGTCTTGCGAATAAGGAATTGAGAACTTTAAGAATAAAGGCTCATAATCATTTAAATACAATGCAAAAGAAACTAGGTATGAGTAGGAGAAACACATATAAGTATCTGTCTGAGTTAATAAATGTTTCAATGGAAAACTGTCACATAGGACATTTTGATAAAGGTATGTGCAGTACCGTTATAAGTGCTTGCAGTTCTTTTTAAAATAATCACTGGAAATTTAATAATAGGTAGTATATACTAAGGTAAAGATTTTAATGTCTTTACCTTATTATTTTATGGAAAAGAGGTGAGAAATGAAAAACTTTATAGAGAGTATAGTTCTTAATATTAAAATTATCGTGGCAATAATAATGGACTCTTTAGGTTTAGAAATGAAAACCTATGCAGGAGGTATAACTACAACAGAGTTGGTAAATAGAATTTATAACTTTTGTGAAGTGTATTCAGGGAGAGTAATGTATCCCTACCAAGGTCAGTTCTCTAAAAGAATTATTAGGAGTGTTCTTGAAAATGACGGTGCAGAATTAACTGCTCTATTCTCTCGTCAATCAGGAAAGTGTTTTGCTAAGGATACTGAAATACTAATGTATGATGGTAGTTTAAAAAAAGTGCAAGACATAAAAGTAGGCGATTATGTAATGACACCTAATAGTAATGGTGCGAGAGTAACTGCTCTAGGTAGAGGTAGAGAAGAGATGTTTGAGGTTAGGTCAAGAGAGAAAAACCATGAGAGTTTTGTTGTTAATAAATCTCACATTCTTTCTTTGGTAAACAAAAAAGGTATGGTCGAAAACATTTCTGTGAAAGATTATTTAAAAGAACCTTTATGGAAAAGAAAAGACTATTACAGAGGTTATAGAGTTTCTGTAGACTATCCACATAAACCTGTTGAGATAGACGCATACTTTTTAGGTTTATGGCTAGGTGATGGTAATAGCACTGATGTTAGAATAACTACAATGGAACCTGAGGTCATTGAATACTTAAATGATTATTCTAAAAAATTCGGAATGCAGGTGAGTGTTTATAAGGAAAAAGGAAAAGCACAGACTTATTCAATAACAAATGGTAATAAAGGTAACTCTAAAAATCCTATAAGAACTTACCTAAAGGATAACTTATTTTCAAACAAACACATTCCAAATGAGTACCTGATAAATGACAGGAATACAAGATTGAGTTTGTTGGCAGGTCTTATAGATAGTGACGGACATAAAAGTTGTGTAAAAGGTAAGGAGAACACTCTTGAAATAACTTTTAGCAATGAAAGGTTATCTAAAAATGTTGTTACACTTCTTAGGTCATTAGGTTTTAGAACCAGTATGAAAGAAAAAAAGGTAGAATTAAATGGGAAAATATTTAGGGCATTTAGAATAAACTCTTATGGAGATTTTTCTTGTGTTCCAAATAAGGTGGAAAGAAAGAAGTATAAAAAGTGCAAATTAAGAGAGAACCCTTTAACTTTTGGATTTGATTTAATACCTAAAGGTGTTGATGATTACTATGGTTTCACTATTGACAGTGATGATAGATTATTTCTTTTAGGTGATTACACTGTAACACACAATACAGAGACTGTAGCTATTACTGTAGGTGGCTTAATGATAATACTACCTCAGTTAGCAAATATGCCTATGTTCTTGAATGATAGAAGACTTAAGATGTTTAGAGATGGATTATGGGTAGGAATATTTGCACCTAGCCAAAGACAGGCTCAAACAACTTACGGTAGAATGAAAAGTCGTATGCAGTGTAAAGAAGCACATGCGGTATTAAATGACCCTGATTTTAGATTGGTGTTTACAACAAGTAACGGACAAACAGTTGCTCTAAGTAATGGTTCTTTTTGTACTGCTATATCAGCAAGTGACGGTAGTAATATAGAGGGTGAAAGCTTTAAATTTATCATATTGGAAGAGTGTTTTGTAATAGGTACACCTATACTTACAGAATCAGGTTACAAATGTATTGAAGACATTTCAAAGGGTGATATGATTTACTCCTACAATCATTCTTTAAACAAGGTCGAATTAAAACCTGTACAGAGGAGTTTTAGTCAACCTTTGTATAATAGGAAGCTTGTAAAAATAAAAACAAATACTGGAAAAGAAATTGTTTGTACTGATAATCACAAGATTTTTAAGGCTAATGGGGGTTCTTATGTCAGAGCCGATTCTTTACAGGTTCACGATTTAATGTTATTATATGTGTATAATACACAAGATGAGGTAACATTAAATAATGTGGAATCAAATGATATTGGGAACAATGCTAGGGGATGGTTGTCTAATATACCCAGACAAGAGATATTCAAAAAATCCAAGACTGGTTATAAGTCATTCTTCAAAACAGGAAGACTATGTTTGGAGAAAGTACGAAAAGGTATCTCACCTTTGTTTACAAGAACCCAAAATAGTTCAAAATCTTGGAAAAGGAAGTCAGCTTTGCAGATTTACCACAAGGTGTTTAGCAGAGTTAAAACCTTATTACGATATGTTTTACAAGGATGGGAAGAAACATATAGAAATAGACACCTTAAATTTAATGAACGAGGAAGCACTGGCTTATTGGTATCAAGACGACGGAAGTATGAGTGGGATGATGAACATTCATACACAAGGATACTCAATGGAAGAGAACGAATTGTTGGTACAATGGTTGACCAAAAACTTCGGAATCACTCCTTTAATACTTACAGACAAGAGGATAAACAAACCTTACCTACAATTCAAAGAGGTGGAGAAGAACAAGTTTCAAAGAATGGTTCTTCCTTATATGGTTCCCTCAATGATGTACAAAATACATCTTACAGATATTCCAAAACCTTGTGTGGTGTGTGGGAAACCGACAGTACCTTATCACCAAAGGAGTGTGGTGTTATGTTCCGAGAAATGTCGGAAGATTCATTACAGAACTTATATGAGGGAGTACTACAGGAAGAAGAAATCGTCTCAATAGAAATTAAAGGGGTTGACGAGGTAGAAGTCTATGATTTAACAGTGGAAGACAATCATAACTTTTTTGCTAATGGACTTTTGGTGCATAATTGTCAGGATATAAGTAATTACAAGATACGAAAATCGGTTCACCCCATGGGGGCGGCATATAATGCCACTATTTGTAAGATAGGAACAGCCACTACTTTTAAAGGTGACTTCTATGAGGCTATCCAAAGAAACAAACAGTTTATAAAGGATAACCCAACACTGGTTAGAAATCATTTTGAGTACGACTGTGATGTGGTGGCAAGATTTAACCCTAAGTATGCAAAATACTTGGAGAGAGAAAAAAGAAGTTTGGGTGAGAACTCAGATGAATACAGAATGTCATACAAGTTAGAGTGGATAATATCAAGAGGTATGTTTGTAGATATTCAAAAGGTGGAAAAAGAATGTGGCGATGAATATTTAGGAAGAGTACCTAGAGATATGCAAGCTACTCATGTGGTAGGAATAGATGTAGGTGGTGGAAGTAGTAGTAACAAGAAATATGCAGATAGTACTGTAATAACTGTGGTGGAAGTAAACTGGAATGAGCCAGTTTTAATGGAAAAAACAACTGATGATGAGACTGGGGAAGATATTGTTTACACTGCTTATAACACTTATATTAAAGATTGGTGTGAGATAAGACCTGAAATAGCGGAGAATTATGAAGAACAGTACCAAATGATAATGGAATATTTGAAGAATTTTAATGTGGTAAGAATAGTGATAGACGCTACAAGAGAGTCAAGTTTGGCACAAAGAATACAAGCTAACATGAGGTGTGAGGTAATACCTTTTGTGTTTAGTAGTAAGAGTAAATCGGATATTTACAAACACTTACAGATTGAAATAAACACTGGTAGAGCAAGGTTTCCTAGAGATAGAGATACTATAGTTACTTCTGAGTATAGGAAGTTTACACAACAGTTGGCAGACCTACAAAAAGGGTATAGTGGTAGTCATTTAGTTGTATCACATCCTGATGAAAAAGGTGCTCATGATGATTACCCTGATAGCTGGTGTTTAGCTGTGTGGGGAACAAGAGACCAAGGTTATGTAGACAATACAGAAACACTTAATAGAGGTGAAGTTTTAAGTGTTCACAAGAGTACTTCAGTGTTTGGAAGTAAAAATAGATTTACGGCAAGGAGGAGATAAGGTGTGATAAATAATTTTAAACATAGACATAGTGACAGCTTTGAGGATACCTTAAATATAGGTCAGCTAATAAGTGAAGGTAATCTTTCTAATGAAGATGTCCTTTTTTTAAGAAGAATAAAAGAGAATTGGAATTTCTATGAAGGTTATCACTGGGAAGGAATAGATGATTTAGACACACCTCAGGTAACTTTTAACTTCTGCCGACCTTTTGTGAACAAGTTTGTATCTTTTGAGTTTGGAAAAGGTTTCTTTATAAAAACACCTATAGAACTTGAAGAGACTGGTGTAACAATAGGTGATGACAAAATTGAAGCTAACCTTGATAAGAATAAAGATGGTGTTATAACGGATGATGAAAAAGAGTATACAGTTAAGAGAAAAACTTTAGGTGATTTCTTAAATCAGGTGTGGGAAGATAATAATAGAGATTACCTTCTTACAGAGTTGGGGCAGATGAAGTCTATAACAGGTGAAGCATGGTTAAAAGTACAGTACGAAGGCCCATCAGATTTAGACGACCCTTTTGAGGAGTATCCTAATGGAAGGTTGAGAGTAACTGTTACACCTACACAGTTTGTATTTCCTAAGTTTGGTAATCATGATAAGGATAAGTTAGAATCTCTTCTTATAATGTACCCTATTAGGAAAGAAATTGAGACAGGACTACTTTTTAAAAGGACTTCTTTAAGTACAGTTATTTATAAAGAGTTTTGGACTAAGGATGAAATAGTAGTTTTTGAAGGTGCAGAAGAAATAGATAGAATGGCAAATCCTTATGGTTTCATTCCTTTTGTACAGATTAAGAACTTTCCTGTAGCAGGTAGAACAAGAGGTCAGGGAGATTTGGATGATATTATCCCTTTGAATGTAGAGTTAAACACTAAAAAGAGTGATGTTTCAGAGGTGATTGATTATCACTCTGCACCTATAACACTTGTGTATGGTGCAAAAATAGGTAATCTTGAAAAAGGTGCTAACAAAGTGTGGGGAGGTTTACCTAAAGATTCAAGGGTAGAGAATTTAAACTTACAAGGTGATTTACTTGCCAGTGTTAACTATGTAAATGGTGTTAAATCTTCTATGTGTGAGATAGCAGGTATTCCTGAGAATGTTCTTGGTGGTTCAAGTGCTATAAGTAATACCAGTGGTGTTGCTTTGCAGTACATGAATTTACCTTTAATAGAGAGGACTAGAATAAAAAAGACGTGCTCTACTGAAGGTCTTAGAAGAGTAAATAAAATGTTGTTATCTATGGCTTTATATCATGGTTTGATAGAAAAGCCTGAAGAGATAAGTATGAGAGATTTCTTGGAAAACACTGTGGAGATTCCTGAAACACTACCAAAGGATGAATTACTTGAATTACAGAAAATTCAACAGGAAATGTCTCTTGGTCTTGAAAGTAGACATGGTGCAATGGAGAGATTAGGTAAAGAAAATATTGCACAGAAGTTGGCTGAGATTGACAATGAAAAGGCTGAACAGAACAGCTTTAACAATGAGATACCACAAATGAATACAAATGCAGGTGGTATGATGAATGGTGAAAATCCTATAGAAACAGTGAGAAAAGAAATGACTGGTCAAAATGGATTGCCTCAAATAAACATTTAATTAGCTAAAACACTGGATTTAATTTAAAGTGTGTGCTAGTATAATTTTGAGTTCAATAAACAGGAGGTATAGATGAATAGCAATCGTGGTATTATTTTAGAAGTTGGTTGTGGTGGAATAATTAAGAAACTTATTGGAATGATGATTTCTTTTAATGCATTTGCAGATGAAGGTTCTGAGAGTGGTGAAGAAGTAGGTAGTGAGGAGTCAGGTGCTTCAAAAAGTGCTCCAAACATTAACTATGAAGACTTGATTGCAAAGGCAAGAAAAGAAGAGAAGGAAAAGCAGTACAAGGTTATTGAGAAGTTGAAAGGACAGGTTAATACCTTAACTGAACAACACAATAATGATTTACTTGTAAAGGCTGACCTTGAAAAGCAACTTGAAGAAGCCAAAATAAACCTTACAAAAGCAGGTACAGGTGATACAGAAGAGATAAAGACTTTAAAGGAGACTATTGCAAGTCTTGAAAAGACTAACAAAACCCTCGAAGAGCAGGTAAAGTCTTTAGAAGGTGTAAAGCCTGTAAGCAGAGAAGAGGTTGAGGCAGAGATAAGAGCAGAACTTGAAACAGAATATGAGGTAAAGACTTACAAAGCCACAAAGTTGGCGGAGTTAAAGGATGAAATTTTAGTGCCTGAGTTGGTTTTCGGAACTACTAAAGAAGAGATTGATAACTCTATACAATCTGCTTTGGAGAGAAGTGCTGAAATTAAGAAGAGTTTAGGTTATGACTCTAAGCCGAAGAGGACACCTAAAACACCTTCAAATCCAAGTGTAGATACCTTTCAGGACAGAGAGGTAAGTCTTGAAAGACTTGCAGGTATGGATGTAAGAAGTCCTGAGTATTCTGAGTTAAGAAAAAAGCTCGGTTTAAAATAAGGAGGATAAATGAAGAAGAAATTTAGTATTAAGAATCTATTTATTATTAAGGCTTTTGCGGCAGGAGTAACAGTAGCTACAACACAGGGTCAAACAAATGGTGGTACTCTTTTTTCAGACGGAGTAAGAACAGTATACTCAAAGGAAATAGAGTTTAAGGCATTGCCTGTAATGAGATTTAGTCAGTTTGCCACTCAGAAAACAGAATTGGGAGTAGAGCCGGGACTTACAATAAGTATGCTCACATATGATAACTTGAAGCTTGGTGGTAGCCTTCAGGAAATGCAGAATATGTCTACACAGGCATTGAGCGGTTCAATGAAGCAGATTACTGTACAGGAACATGGTAATGCTGTGAGCAATTCTGAGTTACTTATTCAGAGTTCATTTGACGACATTATGGCTACAACTACTACTCTTCTCGGAAGAGACTATGCAATGGTTATGGACTGTGAGTTAAGAGATGTTGCTCTCTCAGGTACAAACATTGTTTACGCAAACAAGAAGGCTAACAGACATTCTCTTACAGCTACAGATAAGCTTACCGTGGCTACGATTAAAGATGCTATAGAAGTGTTGGCAACAAACAATGCTCCTAAGTATCAGAATCAGTACTGGATTTGCTTTGTGCATCCACATCAGAGTAGAGATTTAAGAGATGACAGTGCTTGGATAAACGCTTCAAATTATGGTGCTCCTGAACAGCTTTTCTCAGGAGAAATCGGAAGAATTGATGATACAAGATTCATTGAGACAACTCTTATGTGTAATGGTAAGGCAGGAACAAATGACGTTGCATTTAAGAACGCTCTTAAGAAAGGTCAGGGAACTACACCAAATGTTGCAGACGTTTATCAGGCAGTCATTTTCGGAGACCAGTATTATGGTGTTGCTACTTCTTTACCAGTAGAGTTGAGAGACAATGGTGTTGAAGATTTCGGAAGAAAGAGAAGTTTGGCTTGGTATGCAATTTGGGGTACAGGTTTGCTTCATAATGATTACGGTGTTGTAATCGAAACAGCTTAATGAGTTTAAGGCTGTAGGGAGGGCGAGATTAAATTCTCCCTCCCTTAATTTTTATATATTTATAGGAGGATTTTAAAAATGGCAGTGAAGAAGAAAGATACTGTGGTAGAAGCGAAGATTGACAAGGAAAGAGAAGAGATAGTAGGTGATACTATTGAAGTCAATATTCCTGTTGAAGAAGAAGAGGTAAAGGAAGAGCCTGTAGTAGAGATAGACGAGGATTCTATTGAAGCAGTAGAAAAGCCTGAATCAATGGTAAAAATAAGAATGAGAGAGAATCACAGGTGTTGCATAGCTTTGGAGAGATATGACCTTGAAAAAGATAAGGTGTATATTGTTCCGAGTAATGTAAGAGATATTTTAAATGGTGCAGGTCTTTTATCTCCACTATAAGGAGGTGTAAATGATTTTAACAACGAAGGAACTCATTTCCTTTTTAAGAAGTAGTGTTAATGTAAGTATTGAAGGTCAAACAGACCCTCAGTACTTACAAATGACGGATGAAGATTTAAACCTATATATTAAATTGGGTGTATCAAGAGCGTATCCTGATGTTGAAACTTTGGAAGAACTTCCTGAAGGTTCAGAGTATCCTGTAATTCTTTTGGCTAAGATGGAGTTATACACTAAACTTGCTGTTGCAAGAGCAGATAAGGTAGACATGAGTGCTGGTGACGGTGTTAGTATAAGTCTTGGTCAAAGATTTGAACACTATATGAAACTTATAGGTGAAGCTAGAGAACAGTATAGTAGTTGGTTAAGTAATGAAGGTCAAGGAAAAGTTGAAAGTTTTGACGTACTTTTAGCTAGGAGACATTACTCAGCTAGAAACTTTGAAAAGCAGGATACATCTAAGGTAAGTGTTTCAATAGATACTTTAGCTAGTGACTTTGTAAACTTTCACTGGAAGGTAAGAAATTATAGTCATTTTGGTGCTTTTAAGGTGTATGCTAGTGAGAAGCCTATTTTTGATGTTTTTAAAGATGGTTATTCTTACACTTCAAAAATAGATGAAACAGCTACTTTGGTGTACAGTACCTCAAATATCAGAGACACTTCACACTCTTTGAAAAGGTTAAAACCTGAAACTACTTACTATATTTTGGTGTTAGCTATTGAGAAAAATCAGGTATATGGTTTTAAGGAAGTCTCTTTTACCACACCTAAAGTATTGGAGGAAGAAGAGAGTGTTGTAAGAAGTGAGATTGGTGGTTAAAGTATGGCAATATTAGATATACGAAACGACTTTGTTGAAGGTGTTCAAGAAGTTTTCACCACCCTTTTTAATGATGGAAAGCTTGACGGTATAGATTTATACCTTTTAAGTGATGAAACTACTAATATTTATGGTGAGAAGAAGTTTAAGACTTTTAAGCCACCTATAAAATTAGTGGCTAAGGTGAATTTAACACCTACACAAGAAGAGCAGGATATTGGCGTTATAAAAGACAAATCGACATTTAAAATACCTTTAAAGGATTTACAGGAGAAAAATATTGATGTTTCTCATGATAATTTAGAGGTGTTGAGAAAAGGTATTATAAAATTTCAGGGAGAGTTTTTTAGGATTGAAAATATTCTTCCTAGAACTTATGTAGAGGATGTATTCCTTTTTTATGAGTTTGTTTGTTCAGAAGACAAACAGATAGGAAATATCACTTTGGAGGAGTAATGGGGGATATAAGTTTAACAATGGTAGGTGACTGGAAAAGAGCAGGTATATTCTTTAAAAAATTATCTGTAAGACTACAACCTGCTTTTGAAGCGGAACTCTATGAGAATGGTCAATTAGTCTTGAAAACAATGCAAGGACATATTGATAAACAGGATTTAAAATGGACACCTTTAAGTGAAAGAACTGTTGAATTAAAAGGTGGTGATACTACTATTTATGTTGACACAGGAACACTTAGAAATGGACTTGTGGTTAGAAGAATAAAATCTTCTGTAAAAGGTAGTACTATTTTTGTTGGTGCTAGTCCTTGGAAGAGACATGAAAGTGGTGTAAAAATGTCAGATTTAATGATATGGTTAGAGTATGGTACTGATAAAATACCACCAAGACCTCTTATAGCACCTACAAAGGAAGAAGTCGAAGGAATGTTGCATAAGTCTTGGAAAGAACTTATGAAAGACTTGATAGTGAGGTAAAAGTGGGAATATCAAACAATGTGTGGTTTGAAGAAGTCAACACTGGTTTAATAGAAGAGATTCACAACACTGTAAGAATAAGAGACAGAGTAGGTTCTTTAATACCTTTGGACAGAAAAGCTATTGTTATAAGAAAGCCTGAAGAGGATTTTAAAATAGAAATGTTTCCATGTGTGAGTATCTACATGGTGTCATATAAACACGACCCTAAAAGGTATAACCCTGAACCTATAAAAATCGGAAAAGACGAGGTTAAAAAAGTAGTGGTGTTGGAAGAACCTGCTGTTTCCTTTAACCTTACTTGTCAGATAGATTTTTGGTCAGAGTATGAAATAGACATGGATACTATGACTATGACATGGTTGAACAATCACTTCAGACAGTTCAACTTAAAAGTTGTGGATGATGGTGGTGTTGAAAGGTATTGTAACTGTTTAATGCAAGGTAGTGTTGTTAAATCCGACTTATTAAGTGGTGGTAAGAGACTTTTTCATTCCATTGTAAAGTTACTTATATGGGTAGAATTAGACGGTAAAAATAGATATAATAAACCCATGGTTACACATAGAGATATTGATACTCAAAAAGAATAGGAGGTAGTAATGATAGAATTGCAGAATATCTCAGGTGGTCAAATAGTGTGTGATTTAAAAACTGAGGGTAAAACCCTGAGATTAGACAATAAGGATATCACTACTATTGACGATTTTGAGGTTACAGAGCATATTGAAAACCTTGTAAATAAAGGTCTTTTAATATCTAGGTCTGTAAAAGTTAAAAACACTAAGAATAGTGCTTTAAGAAAGGAGGAGAATAATGGCTAATTACAATGCACCTGATGTGTATATAAAGGATGTTGTAAAAGGTTCACAATCAGTTACACAATTAAGTTCTTCTGTCGGAATTTTGATAGGTGTTACAAGAAGCGGTGTAGTAAATAAGGCTCAGAAGATAGGCTCTTGGACAGAGTTCCTTTTTAAGTATGCGAACGGTCTTGATACACCATTCATGGAGAACAGTTATCTTCCGTATGCAGTTTACGGATTTTTCAATAATGGCGGAAAAGAACTGTATATAGGCAGTGTTAAGAAGGAAGCAAAGAAGGCTACTATAACAAGTGCAACAAATAACCTTAAGGTGACAGCACTGACTGAAGGAACTTGGGGAAATGAAATTCAGTTTATTTTAAAGAAGAGCCAGTATTATGTAGAGAACACTAATGAGGTGTTTGATGTTACTATATCAGTAGGTTCAGGAGATAAGGTTGTTTTAAGAGATGTAACTCTTCAGACAATAGCTAAGGCTGTTCTTGAAAACAGTAAGTCTAAGGAGTGGATAGGTGAGTTTTCTTATGACAGTTCACAGACACCTAAACTTGCAGAGGAGACATTTACACTGACAGGTGGTACAAACGGAAGTCCTTTGCAGGATGTTGATTATGTAAAGGCTCTTGAAATGATAGACGTTTTAGATGATGTTACTATGGTGGCAGTTGTCGGACAGACTTCAAACGTGGTGAATGATGCTTTATTGAGTTATTGTGACAATAATCAGTTGTTCCCTATACTGGATATGCCTTTAGGTTCAACACCTGAGCAGGTGAGAGCATATAGAATGAAAATCAGTGCTTTTACAGGTGCTTTGCTTTATCCTTGGGGTAAGGTGAGTGACCCTCTTACAAATACTTTAAAGCTTGTACCTACAGCAGGACACGTGATGGGAGTATATGCAAGAGTTATAGAGAATAGAGGTATTCATAAAGCACCAGCAGGTATGGATGCAGTTGTTAGAGGTTTTGTTGAACTGGAGACGGCTTTAACACCTGCACACATTTCAAGTTTAAACCCAGTAGGTGTTGTATGTATAGTAAGTAAGCCTAACGCAGGAATAGTTTTGTGGGGAGCAAGAAGTCTTAACTCTTCAGATACAACTATGAGGTATGTAACAGATGGTCTTATAAACCTTAACATAAAGAAGTCTTTGTATGTAGGTACTCAGTTTGCAGTGTTTGAGCCTAATGACACCACACTTTGGGGAAGAGTTCAGGCTACATGTAAGGCTTTTCTTGAGACTTTAAGACTTGACGGAACTTTAAAAGGAACTGCAAAAGAAGCTTATTATGTAAAGGTGGATGAATCCAACAACACAGCTTCCACTATCGCTGATGGTGAGTTAAATATAGAGGTTGGTTATGCACCTGTAAAGCCTGCTGAATTTGTAATATTCAAGTTGGCTCATTCTATAGAACAGTAAGGAGGTGAAATAATGGGAAGAACTATTGAACAGGACCCTTTACAGTCCTTTATGTTTAAGGTACAGATAAGTGGTTTACCGACAGGTATAGGATTTCAAAAAGTAGGCGGTTTAAGTAGAGAAGTTGCGGTTGTAGAATATTTGGAAAATATGTACACCCACAAACACAAATTGCCTGGAAGAGAGACAGTAGGAGAAGTTACATTTGAAAGAGGAATGTATGCTGATAACTACTTGCAGTCAATCTATGAAACGGTTTTTAACAATAACAACGCTAGAAACACTGTTGTAATACAGGTGTGTGATAGGTTTGGAAATGTTAGAAGAGAGTTTCAGTTAGCAGAATGTTGGTTTAGTAAATACGAAGTGGGTGAGATGGATGCTTCTAGTGATGATGTTCTCGTTGAAACACTGACTATGCAGTTTGAATATTTCTTATAAAAAGGTGCAAAAACCCTCGCTTGTAAAAGTGGGGGTTTTATAGTATTATGAATAGGTAAATATAATAATGGAGGTATTTAAAATGGCAGGATTGAAGAAACCGAACAGTGATTTAGGTAAGGTTATAAACGCTATAGAAGAGGAGAGTTACAGAACTCTTGTAGACGACTTTGAAATAGGTGAGGATGGTGTAGTTCATGACGTACCTTTACTGGCAGGTTATCTTGATAATGACGGAAATCTTCATACCACCTTTTCTTACAGAGAAATGAATGGTAGAGATGAAGAAGCCATTAGTAAGGCTGATGTGAGAAGTAATGGTGCAAAAATGATTAACACTCTTGTTGAGAGATGTGTTGTACAGATTGGAACACTCACTAAGAAAGAGTGCGGTGTAAGATGGGGAACAATAATAAGAGAACTCTTAGGAGGAGACTTAGATTACATGGCTTTTAAGATAAGAGAGTTATCTAAGGGCAAGGAAATAGAGTTTTCTCATAAGTGCCCTAACTGTGGTACAAAGTTAAACACTATCATTACCACGGATGAATTTAACATCTTGCCTTTTAAAGGTCAGTACAGTGTTGACTTCTCTCTTTTAAGAGGGTATAAAGACGGAAAAGGTGATATACACAAAGATGGTGTTTTAAGATTACCGAATGGCTTAGATAGAGAGTTGGTAAATCCGCTCTTTAAGAAAAACCCTTCATCAGCTATGACAATGCTTTTAACTAGGTTAATGTCATTTAAGGATGGAGCAGTCGTAACACAATCTCTTGTCAGTGATATGTCACTTAGAGATAGGGAAATTTTAGAAAAAATCGTAAAAGAATACAATTTTGGTTTGGATACATCTGTTGACATTGTTTGTTCTTCTTGTGGACAGGATATTGGAGGAGAAGTAGGTCAATCAAATTTTCTGTAATGGGTTCTATGTCATTTGTAGGTGATGATATAGCATGTAATGTAAACATGGATTTAACCCTTGCAGAAATACACAACTTGGCTTATTTTTACCACTGGGGAAGAGAAGAGTGTTGGAACACACCTTGTAATGAGAGAGGTGTGTTCAATGACCAAATAAGGAAGCAGTTAAAAGCCGAAAATGGAAGTAGTAGTAATGGTAGCACCTCTAATAAACCTAAATATAAAGAAAGTTTTTAAGAAAGGGGGAAATAAGTAATGGGAAGTGATTTCGCATTAGGTCTTGTTGTAAACTTAACCAATAACACTACTTCAGGAATCAATAATGTTTTAAGAGACTTACAGAGATTAACACAGGAAGCTGTCAATACAAGCAATTCTTTAAGGAGTATTGCTTCTTTGTCAGCTTTTTCTGATTTTGCAAATCAGATGGGCGATTATATGATTAAAGGTGGTACTGCAATTACAGGCACTTTTAGTAATATAATAAATAAGATAAACGAAACTGGTCAAACCATAAGATATGCCGAAAGTCAGATGGGTAAACTTTATGAGGGAAGCGGTAAGACAGGTAAAGAGGTGTTAAGTGACATAACGGAATATGCTAAAACCAGTATGTTTGAATTTGAAAACTTAATACCAGTTGTTACTATGTTGAAGGCGAACGGAATAGAAGCTTTTGATAAGATAGCTAGTAGTACTGGAAATGCCAATCAAACTTTAATGGACTATGCTTCCGACTTGGCGGCTTTTAACCCACAAATGAGAAACGCTTATGGTAGTGGTATTCAGGCGGCTATGGGTGCACTCAACGAGTATATTGCAGAAGGCAATGCTATGTCCTTGAAAAGAGGAGCTTCTCTTGATATTACTTCACTTTTAGGTGAGGACAAAGGTAAGACTATTGAAGAAAGAAGCCGACAAGTAGCTGACCTTATGGAAAAGTTAAACATGGTAGGAATGACTGCCCAAATGGCAAACTCTCCTATGACTAAATTGTCAAACATGGGTGACACTCTCTTCCAGTTTATGGGTATGGTAGCTAACAGTGGTTTATATGATAAGTTTAATGAGATAGTAAATATTTTTGCAGAAACAGTTGCAAGTATAAGCGAAAGTGATTTAGAGCAAATGGCTAAGACTGTAGGTGATGCTTTATCAAGTCTCTTAGAACCTCTTAAACAGGTTGCTAAGTTTGTAGCAAAGACAGCGAAAAGTTTTTTTGATTTTACAAAAAACAACCCAACGTTGGCTAAATTTGTTACTATAGCTTTAGGAATGAGTGGTGTAATGCTCGTTCTTGGTGGTGTATCTTTAAAGTTTTTGTCTGCACTTGGAAGAACGGGTGCTGGTTTGAGAGATTTAGGTGCTACATTCCAAGGTATCGGAGGTGTTTTAAGACTAGGTGCTACTAAAATAATCTCGGTGTTTGCACCTTTAATGATAGCCATGGGTATTCTCTATTTAACATGGAGGTCTAACTTATTTGGGATAAGAACTATGGTGACTAACTTTGTTGGTAAGGTAACTCAGTCCTTTAAAACTGCAAAAACTGCTGTAAGTGGTAGTTTAGAGCAAATGAGAATGACCTTAAATAGTTTTGACTCTAGGCATAGTTTCTTTGATGGTCTTACTATAAGCATTATGAAAGTTATGGTGTTAGGTAAAGCATTATCAGAAGCATGGAACGGATACACCTTAAGTGAAGACACTTATAAAAAGGCGGAAGAGTTAGGTATACTTCCTTTAATAGAGAGAATACTTGACCTTAAATATAGATTTGAATTATTTGCTGAGGGATTTAAAAAAGGATGGGATGATATAGTCTCTTGGTTTGATAAGAAGATAAAAGAAATGCAGAAAAACTCAGAAGGTACTATTTTTGAGAGTATGTTTAAATCCTTGGAGAAGTTCTTTGACCTATTATCCAGTGGTGATGCTGATGCTTGGAAAGATTTCGGAGAAAAGACTGCTTATGTTGTAGTTGCAATACTAGGTCTGATATTGGTATTAAATATTGTTACAGGAGTTTTGGGATTACTTTCAGGTATTGTAACTATAGTAACAGGTGCTTTGACAGTCCTTAGTGGTATAGCAACAGTGGTATCAGGTGCATTTACTGTAATAGGTAATGTACTAGCTTTTCTAGCCACACCTTTTGGTGCTATTATAGGTTTTGTTGTGAGTGTAGGAGTTGCTATAGCTTCTTTCATAGATATGTTTGTACATGGTTTCTCTTGGGTAAAAGAAATACTGATGGTAGTAGGCATTGCTTTAGCAGCGGTTTTTGCTGTTATACTAGGTGCTCCTATTTTAATAGCGGCGGCGGTTGCAGGAATAATTGCGGCGATTGCAACACTGGTTATTGTTATAAAAGATAACTGGGATAAGATAGTAGAGTTTATCATGAATTTAGGTGCTTCAATAAAAGAAGGTTTAGATAATGCTAAGGCAAGTTTTATGAACTGGGCAAACGGTGTTAAAGCTTTTTGGGGAAATGTATTTAATAATATAGGTAACACTGTAAGTACTGCTTTAGAGAATGTAAAAAACAGTATAAAAAGTAAACTTGATGGTGCGTTAAATATAGTAAAAGGTATAGTTGATAAGATAAGAAGCGTTTTTAACTTTAAATGGAGTTTACCTGAACTTAAATTACCTCATGTTTCTGTATCAGGTGGTAAGCCACCTTTCGGAATAGGTGGAATGGGTTCATTACCTAAATTTGATATTAAGTGGTTTGAAAATGGTGGTGTATTTGGTAAACCTAGTCTTATCGGTGTAGGTGAAAACGGAAAAGAAGCAGTAATGCCTTTAGAGAAAAACACTGGATGGATAGATAATTTAGCAGGTATGTTGGTTAGTAAAATAGGAAATGCAGATATAATACCTTCTAAAACTGATGTAGTTACATCAGGAGGAAACAATGTTAAAACACCTCAGTATTTAACAAGAACCTCTAATAGTGGTAATACAGGTGTTGTAGGTGATACAAACAATAATAATTCAATCAACATTTCAGAAGGTGCTATCCAAATAAATTGTGCTAATGCTTCAGAGGAAGAAGCTAGAAGAATGGCTAAAATTATAATGGAAGAGATAAAGAGAAAGCAAGAGTTAGAGGGTATGCTTAAATATAGTTACACTTAAAGGAGGTGAGAAATTTGGGAAAATCTAAATGTCATATAATAGCTAAAGGTAAGAGATTTACCTTTCAATACAACCCCACTGCTATCCCTTACAGCAGGACAGCAAAGTATACTTCTATAGAAAGTGCAGGAATGTCTTATCCTTTAACTCAGTACGTTGGTGGTGATGTTAGAGAGTTTACGTTTGATGTGTTTTACTATGACAATGATGAAGGTTATTCAGGTGGTAAAATAAATAGAGCAAGAAAGTTCTTGGAAAGTCTTTTACCTCCTGAAAGAAATGTAAGTGGTTTTAAGAAACCTCCAGTGTTTGAACTTGCTTATGGTTATTTTGTAAGAAAGTGTGTGTTGGTAAAGTTAGATGTAGAAGATACATGGTTAGACCCAAACGGACAACCTATGATGACCACCTTTACTCTAACCGTGAGACAGGTGGGGAGGTAAGTAATGGCTGTATTTGAAAATTCAAGATATTTAAAAACAAGAATGGTAAGCAGAGGAATGTGGGATAATATGTTCTTTGCTCTAAGAAGTAGGTTTAAGTTTAACGAAGAACTCTATACTTACCATGAGTGGGTAGAAGGTGACACCTTAGATGGTGTTGCCTTTAGGTACTATGAAGACACTAATCTAAGGTGGGCAATTTTAGACGCTAACCCTAAATATAAAACAGAGTTTGGTATAAAGAATGGTGATATAATCAATATACCTGATTATGAAAACATTGTGGAGGTGTTAAAAATTGACTAGACACATTGTAAGAGGAAGAAAAAGAAGAACATCCACTGGTTTTAAAGATGATGTTCTTCACATAATGTATGAAGTGTGGCTGAATGGTACTAAGTTAGGTATAAGAAAACTGGAGTTGATAAACAGTATAGAAATAAAAGAGACTGTAGAAGGTGCTGATTCTGCTACACTACAAATTGCCGACCCACAATTTTTATTCATTGAGGATAATATTTTTAAGGAAGAAAGTCCAATCAAGATTAAATTAGGATGGGTAAACACCACTTATAGAGTAGAATTTGAAGGTTATATAAGTGCTGTAGACATTAACTTTGACACAGATGGTATACCTAAATTGAGTATAACTTGTATGGACAACACTCATGTAATGAATAGAGTTAAAAACAGTAACACATGGAAAGATAAGACAAATGCGGATGTTGTAAAAGAACTGGTGGCTAAGTATGGTTATACATGTGAAATAGAAAAGGACTATAAATTTGAGAAGCAGGAGACTATAACTCAATCAGACCAAACTGATATTGAGTTCATAACTAAACTTGCAGGTGATGAAGTTTATCCTTTTACCGCAAGACTTGTAGGTAAGACCTTTTACTACCAAAAGAAAGGTAAATTAGATACACCTAAAATGAGTTTAAATTACAGACTTTATCCACATGAGGTTATGTCTTTTAACCCCAAGTTAAATAAGGAGACTAAAAAAGAGGAGATTAAAAGTGCTAGTATTGATACTGGTAGTAAGAAAGTCAGCACCTCAACAGGTAAGGTAGCGAAAAAAACAGGTAGTTCCTCAGCAGGTGGTGAGAAAAATAATCAAGGTGGTGGTAATAAGGATTCAAATACTTATACATATAATCCTGCTACACGAAGTTGGAGTACAAATACAGGAGGTATTTATAACAGACTTACAGAGAGTAGTAAGGGTGACACCAAGAAGTCTAACAATGGAAAGTTTGTAAAACAAAGAAATCCTAGTAGAAGTTTATTAGGTAAGAGGTGATTTAATGGCTAGAAAAAACAAGTACACATATGACCCCAAGACAGGTAAGTGGAATAAAAGTACTGTAGAAGAGGAAGAAGATAAGCAGGAGAAAAAAGAAAAACAACCTACAAAAACTGGTGATAGTGGTAAGAATAATATGACTTCTAAAAACTCTGACCCCAAATCAAGTGAAGGAAAGACCGAGAAGAAGTATAACACTATTGAAATAAACACATTATCAGGTACTTTAAACTTTATTGCAGATAAACAGACCATTAAAATTAAGGCAGGAGATACTGTTAAAATAAACGGAATAGGAAGTCATTTAAGTGGTGACTACTATGTGCAAGATGTGACAAGACAAATAGGTAGTGATGGGTATACTCATAGTGCTACTCTTATAAAAGTTGACTTAGGTTCTCCATTAGCAACTACCAGTACAGGTGAAGGTGATAAGAAAAAGGAAGAACCTAAACAGGTAGAAAGTACTCCTAAATCCGATAATGCACAGAGAACATACACTGTAAAGAAAGGTGATTGCTTATGGAAGATTGCTAAGCAATTTTATGGTAATGGTTCTGCTTATAAAAAGATATTTGAAGCAAACAGGGATAAGATTTCTAACCCTGATATAATATACACAGGACAGGTGTTTGTAATTCCTTAGGAGGTAGTTTAATGGCAGATAATAAGTATTTTGGTATATATCAGGGTGTCGTCACTAACAATAGTGACCCTGATAAAAGGGGGAGAATAAAAATAAAATGCCCTGATATATTAGGAGGAGAAGTAGAAAGTGCATGGTGTGACCCAGTAGTAACAGTTGCATACGATAATGGTGGTGATTTTTGTTTACCTGCTAAAGATGAAGCAGTGTGGGTACAGTTTATTGCAGGTGATGTTAATAGACCAGTTTATCTTGGTGGGTGGTGGAGTAAGGATAAAACGCCTTTAGGTGCTAACTACTCTAACATAGACAAGGTTAGGATTATCAACTATGCCAACTGCACTTTAACTTTAAAAGACGGCAGTATAAATATAAATATCGGAGCAGGTGACGGAGACTTGATTATTGAAGACGGAAAAATTACTGTTAAAGGTAATTTAATAGTTACAGGAACAGTCAAAGCTAGTAATATTTAGGAGGTTTGAAAATGCCAAAAAGAGGTTTTAGAGGGATAAGTTATCCCTTTAGAATAAATGAACAAGGTGGTGTTACTATGAGTACCACAAGTTATTCTAACCCTACTCACATACAGGAAAGTATTCAACAAATATTTGGTACTAATTATCTTGAAAGACCTATGGAAGGTGGTGAAATTTATACTACCGTGTCTTTACTGCTTTTTGAACCTAACGATATTTCTTTACAGCAGGTTTTAAAAACTAGAATGGTTGAAGACCTCGAAAGGTTGGAAGAGAGAATAGAGTGTGACGAGGATGATATTGAGTTTGTGGTAGAGATAGAAGAGGATATTGAATATCTTTATGCTACTATAACTTATAAGGTTATAAAGTATGATACCTACTACACAAGTAAGGTAAAGTTAGGAGAGGTGAGAAATGAGTAGAAATCCAACAAAGAATATAGATTATACGGATAGAGATTATGAAGCTTTTAGGGAATCCATGATAAACTACTTGGTTACTAAAATGCCTGAGTACACTGATACGAGTGAGACGGATGCAGGAATAGTTATACTTGAATCATTGGCTAATGGATTAGATGTACTATCTATGTATTTAGATAACACTGCTAATGATTTGCTACTCCCAACTACACAGGACAGGGGTATTGCTCTTCTTTATGCACAATGTTTAGGTTATACACCTTACAATCAAACAGCTACTAGATGTAAGCAGGTGTTTAGGTTAAATGGTGTTAGAGATGAAGACACACTCATACCTAAAGGTACTATTGTTCGTACCAAAGGTACTGATGTTACACCACCTGTAGTTTTTGAGACTATGGATAACCTTGTTATTCCTAGAGGAAAGTTGGGTGATGAAAAGACTGGGGATAAGTATGATTATACTGTAGATGTAGAGCAAGGACAGTCCATATATCAGGATGTTTTAGGTTCATCAAATGGAACACCTTTACAGTCTTTTAACCTTAATTACACACAGGTCATAGTTGATAGTATTCAACTGTTTGTAAATGAAGGTCAAGGACATATTGAGTGGAAGAGAGTTGATAACTTTATTGAGAGTGACGAAAACAGTAAGGTGTTTACAGTAAGTGTTGATGATTTTGATGTTTGTACAATAACTTTCGGTAATGGATTAAAGGGCAGTGTTCCAGTCACTTACTCAAATGGAATAGTTGCTAATTACAGAGTAGGTGGTGGTGAAATAGGAAATGTAAATGAAGGCACAATCAACTTACTTGATTCTAGTGTTGCTTATGTGAAGGAAACATTTAATTTAAAACCTCACATAAGAGGTCATGAGAAAGAGGATTTAAACAGTATAAAGTTAAACGCTCCTGCTTTCTTTAGAGTGAGAGACAGGCTTGTTACTTTAAAGGACTACTCTGATTTGCTGAAAATATCTTTCTATGAGTTTTTGGATGTGATTGCGGAAAGAGACTCAACTAATAACAGAAAGGTAAATATTTATTATATGCTAAAAGACGGATATGAGTTCACTAATTCTTTTAGAGAAAAGGTGTCTGACTTCATAAATAACAGAAGTATGATTTGGACTTCTTTTGAGTTCTTTGGTCACAATAAATATAATGTTAATTTGTCGGCAAATATGTATGTGGAAAAGGGTTATGATGCTACTGAATTAAAGAAGAGTGTGGAAAACTATATTAAAACTTACACATTTGGTTACGGAAACATGAAATTTAAAGATACTTTGGTTAAGAGTGATTTGGAGAGTGAAATAAAGAATAACTTTAAAGGTGTTTTATCCTTTAGAATAACAAACCCTACAGAGGACATTATTTCCCCAAAAAGCATTAGTGAGGTTCTCTCTTTAGGTAGTTTAAATATACAGGTAAATCACATATAAGAGGTGTTCAATGAATGATATTTTAAATGAAAAGGATTTTGGGTTAAAAATATATAATAGATTTCCAAGGTGTTATCAGGAAGAAGACGTTTACCAAAACTATACTTTAAAAAGATATTTAGGTGCTTTAGCTGAAGGTGGTTATAAACCTATTATTGAAGATATTAACAGGTTAAATAACCTTATAAACAGTGACAAGATAGACCTAAAGTACTTAGACATATTATACGCTCAGTATGGTTTTGATATGTCACTTATTAGGGATATGCCTGAATCTTTTTTACGCAAGTTTCTTTTACAGCTTGGTATTGCGTATCAAAAGAAAGGTTCAATAGATATTATAGAGTTTGTCTCCAGTACTATTTCAGGTATAAAGACTAAGGTAGAAATGGGTAGTGAAGACAATGTAAATATCAAACTTGAAATGGACTACACAATAGGTGACAGCTTTCCTGAAGCTACACAGCTTTTAAAACTTATTAGGGAGTTTACACCTTTTTATCTTACGTTGGCTTTGTTGTATCAATATGTTTATACAGAATCTGCCGACCTAAAAGGTGTGGATGAAGAGTATATGCGTATTACAGAGCGTTTAAGTGGTAATGCTTATATTGTAAGAAACAGTGATACGGATGTTCTTGTGGATAATTTTAGACACCTTACAGAAGAGATTAACAGGTTTAAGTATATTGAGAGTGAATCCGACAGTTTTAGGACTATAAATATGCTACTCCAAAAAATTGTGGGTGAAGACTTATTGGTGGATAAGAACAATAATAAGGTTATAGACCAAAAAAATGTCGGTGCAGAAGATAGGTATTTTACAACTGTAAAAGACCTTGTTATAGAAAACCCTAATGTAAGACTTAGTGATGATGTTGGTAGCAGTAACTTCCTAATATTAGGTGTTATGGGTAGTAAGATAAGTGAAGCAATCCTTTCCGCTCCGTCTACTTATGATGTCATAAAACGAGGTAGAGAAAGTAGGTTATGTTTCTATTCAGACTATGGTTATATACAACAATGACTTGTATAAGGGTCAATTAAATGGTATTCTTAAATAAGATTATATAAGGAGGTAATTTTAATGGATATAAACAAGATAGATAGCACTGGTGTTAGTATGACTGGTGAAATAACAGACTACATTTACAAGAATGGTGTTCTTGTTGACACTATCAAGAGCCACAATTTGGTGGTTAATTCATTTTTAAACTTAGTGATGTGTTTGCTGAAAAATCAATCAGGACACCTAGGTATTCAGTACTGGGCAGTAGGAAGTGGTAACACTGCATGGGATACGGCAGAAGTTCAACCTACTTCAGGTGAAACAAGACTTACAGTTGAGATAGGTAGAGTTCCAATTCTTCCTAGTGAGATAACTTTCCTTAACAGCAGTTTTAATGAGGTGTCCACACCAACTAACATTATTCAGGTAAAGCACACTTTCGGAACAAATGACTGTAATGGTGCATGGAGAGAGTTCGGTATCTTCGGTGGTAATGCCACAACAAGTGCTAACAGTGGTATTTTAATAAACAAGAAACACCACAAGCTTATCAATAAGACTTCAGAAATGACGGTTGAAAGAGTAATGAGATTCACCTTAAATTTGGTGTAAGAGGTGTTAAATGGCTGATAGAAAAACTAACTACAAGGAGAACACTTCGTTCTCTTCTGTAGTTTTTAAGGATAAGTCTCCAGTTCTTGAGGTGGAGTTAAATGAGATACAGGATATAGTAAACACTAAGATAGCAAGACTTATAAAATCTATAGGTCAGGGTGTTATTTCATTATCAGAGGACAGTATTACTTACAACAAAAACACTAAAAAATTGGTGGTAAAAAATTGTGTCATACTGGAAGAAAGTGGATTAACTGCTTATGTAAAGGAAGCTTCTTTAACCTTAACTTCAGATACAACTTGTGTGTATTTTACTTTAACCGAAAATTTGGTGACAGGTTCAGATGTTATAAAAGAAAACGGCTTAGAAGGTGCTTCAAATGTAACTAACACTATTATTGATACAAGATACGGTGTAGAAACAAGTAACCGTATTGTTACTGTAGTGTCTTTAAAAGGTTCAAACTCATTCCCCACAACAGGTGGTGTTGTTCAGATAGGAAAGCTGAGTAGTGATTTAACAACGTTCAATGTGTTTGAAGGTGGTATAAATAATAAGGTTAAAAATCAAGCTAAGGACATAACTAACACTTCTTTACCTGAAAACTGGGGAACAGGTGAAGAGATAAATAACCTCGACCAAATAATGGCGAAAAGAAGTATAAAGGATATACTAAACTCCTTATTTAAAGGTATAAAGTACGTGTTCGGATATTTCAAAAAGACAGTAGTTGTTGAAGCTACTCTTAGTGGTTGGACTACCACTACTAATGCTTCCAAACAGGAAATGCATGTCCAAAGAATAAATGTCGCAGGGATAAAAGCAGGTGATACACCTATAATAAGTCACAGTTTAGAGAGTTCTATAAGGGACCCTATATTGGTTAAAGAGAGGTGGAAAGCTTACAGTTGTCTTGATAAAGTGTTGGTATATGATGGTTATGTGGAACTTATATGTTACAGAAAAAAGCCGAAAAGAAACTTCTTTTTAGCAGTGAAAGGTGGGTGATAAATAAGTGTCAGAAGCTATTTTAATGAGTGGCGGAACTGGAGGGATAAGTTCTGACGAGGTGACTGCTACAAAGTCACAGGTTTTACAAGGTTACACAGCTTTAACAAACGATAGTGATGATGAACCTATAGAGGGTACAATGATAAACCGTGGAAACGGAATGGATACGGTTGAGTTTGTAGATGCTTATTGGGATAGTAAGTACCTTGCTAGAATGGAACAAGGCTATTATGCCCAAAATGGTCAGTGGAAGCCTTATGTAGGTATTCCTTATGCTGTATTGGCTAACGGTATTCATTTAGATGCCAATAAAATGTTGGATACATTACAGGTATCAGGAGTAAGAGGTACAATACCTGTTAGAGGTTATCACGGTCCTGATAGTACTGAGATGTGGTATTTTCCACAAGAAAGTGGTTATGTAATAAGAATTGAAGAAGGGTATTATCATAAGGGAGGTCAAGTGAAGCCTTATATTTTGGCATCCCCTTCTTTGGTAAAAAATGCGGTGAATTATCATCCTGAGAAAACTCTTAGTGATACAAGAACTTGTGAAGAGCAAGGTCAAATTAAAATGGTCAATACTCAGGATAATAACTACGCAGTAAATCAGGCGAAGCTTTTCGGCATGGACCCTGGTAGAGGTAAGTTGGTTATGCAGTTGGGTCATGGTAATGCTTATTACTACAGAAATGACAACTCCCCACACGTGGAGGTTGATGCATCCGTATTAGGCACAGCAGGGGCAGATTCTGTACTGCAATGGCAAACTGCGACAAGTCAACATGGGATAAAATTCGAAGGTGCTATACCAAGGTGGATATGTAATACTGGGGATGTAATAAGTGCTGTAAATAATAGTGGGTTCGCTTGGGATGATGCAACTGGGGCAAATAGAGGTAGAGGTATTGTTTCAAAAATACCAAACGGTCACTATATTCAGGGGGCACAGTATGTGTTTCTCCCATCACCTAACCTCTATCCATGGAATATAAGAGAAGGCGTAAATATACACGGTATTATAGGTACAATGAAAGACACAAATGCAGGTAGAGTGGTTTTTAATGGAGCCACTTTCGACGGAACTATAGCTTCGGGAGTGGCGAATAAAGGATTTTATGTAAACAATGTTTATTATGTCTACAGCTTAAATCAAAATTATGGTTATGCAGGTATAGGAAATGGCGGTATGAATTTTAATCAGGTCATTGATTATGACACACGTTCAAGACGTATTGGGTGTATGTTATCTCACTCTATTGATTTAACACCTTTTAGGCAGATTATTGTGGACTACAGAACTTTGGCAAGGATTCAAGGCGAACCTTATACAACACTAGAGATTTTAGTAAATCGTGTAAGCACACGACGATTTAATTACACAGCAGGTGTAGGCAATGTAGATTCATTAGATGGTTTAAAATTAGGTAATGCAAGTTATTCATTAAATAGGGTTGGTCAAATTGTTCTTGATGTGTCTGATATAAATGAGCAAGCTTTTATAGGTTTTGGTGCTTATTGTGATAGAAGAAGAAATTCTGACGTTATTTCAGGAGCAGTACAAATAACAAGGATAGAGTTTAAAAATTAAAAGAAAGGTGGTAAAATATTGAGAAATACTATTTTTTATAAATCTGATGGAACTGTTTTAGCAGTCATATCAGAATTAAGTGACTTAAAGGATATTAAAATAGATAACTTTGAGGTTGAAGATGGTTATGTGGTAGATAGTATAGATGTGAGCAAAGAAAAACATGAGGTAATTGCTCATATAACACCTATGGCTACGGCTTCTAAGGTTGAAAAACAGGGTGAAGCTATTACAAGAATAGAGAAATCCTTAATGGATTTAATAGAAAATGCACTTGATGACGGTTCAGGTGATGAACAGGGAGAACAATAATGAGGTGGTTATACAATAAACTCTTCATTTTGTTAGGATATATTATATGCTTTGTTTTTGAAGAAAAGGAGGATGAAGAAATGAGAATCAAAAACTGGGTACTGTTTTATGTAAACCTTTTAATTGAGGGTAAGATTACTTTTGAAGAGGTTCCGCAAAAGCTAAAGTCTCGTGTTAAGCAGGTTGCAATGGACTTAGGTATGTGGGAAATCATTGAAAAAGGTGCTGAGGAAACACCTTCTAACAGTGAAGAATCTGCTCAGTAATAATTTTAAGGTTGAAAGAGACCTATCAACAGATAGGTCTTTATTATTATTTTCTCACGTGATAAAATGTGTAGAGTACAAAAGGAAGGAGGTATTTGTATGAGTTTAGAGCAAATTTTAGCAGTTATTGTGGCTATCTTTGCTTCTTCAGGTTTTTGGACTTTTCTCAATGAGCGTTTTTCTCATGGTGATGAAAGAAAGCGTAGAGAGGAAAGAGAACTGGAATTGCAGTCAAAGATGTTAAAAGGACTGGGTCATGATAGAATATGTTCTCTAGGTGAGTACTATTTAAACAGGAAACCTGAGCCATATATCACTAAGGATGAGTATGACAATTTATATAACTATCTTTACTTACCCTATACAGAACTAGGTGGAAATGGTACAGCTAAAAAGATAATTAAAGAGATAGATAATTTACCAGTGGTAAAAGGAGAGGAGTAAAAATGAATATTCAAAATGTGGTTTCAAATTTAAGTGCTATTTTAGTAGTGGTTGCAGTGTTGTGTACACTTATTTCAGTGGTAACGGAGTTTACTAAAGAGATAGGTTTTTTAAAGGTAATACCTACAAATTTACAGGTACTGGTACTGTCAATTATTATCTGTGTGGTTTCTTTTTTTGCGTATTTATCTTACGCAGGAATTAAATTCCTTTGGTATTATTTAGTTGCAGTAGTGTTTGCAAGTTTTATAATAGCCATTATAACCACTAAAGGATGGGAGTACTTGATAAATATTTGGAAGAGATTTTATAGAAAGCAGATTTAGTATTTAGTCGTTCCAAAAACAGGTGTTTTTGGCAAACTAACCTTTAGGTTAGTTTTAATATATACCTTTAGGTATATAATAATATATTAAAGTATTATATATATATATATAT